AGTGAAACAAATATAATATACTCTCTATTGCCCACTAAAGAGCAATAGAGAGTATAGAATTAGTCTGTTTTATTCGGGACCGAAGTAAGACACCTCATCACCTTCCTCTGTTCTAGCATGGCCAAACTTACTCATTGAGGTATCTTTACCATTGATGTCCCAGAGTAAGCCTTTATCACTAAAGGGAATGATGAAGAACTTATCTTGTTCCGGCGTGTCTCCAACGCCCCTGTGTTTACCTCTACCAAAACACATATAGGTTTTACCATTGTCTTTTACGATATCTACTGCAATCTCTAGTTCAGGTTCACGTCCTAAACCTTTACAGTCTTGATAGTAACCCAAAGGCGCTACGTCTCTTGCTAAGTACTTAGCCCCATTTCGTTTCAATTCCAGTGCTTCTGTACTGAGCTGGTGTGGAGAGATAAACAATATCTTCCTACCCATACAGAAGTTCTTAATCCGTCTAAAGAGCTCCTGTATATCGGTATCCAAACGAGTATTGGTTAAACCTTTCTTACTCAGTAGGGAAACATAGTCAATCAAGCAGGTATGGATTTCGTAGCCTTGAGACTCGTAATCCATCAGTTTGTTGATAACATCTAAGTAAGATACGTTGTTGGGGTCACTATTGATAATCTTTAGTGTATAACCAGTAGACTCGAGTTTCTCTTTAATGTATTTGGCAGCATCGGTAGGAGAGAGCTTCATGAAGTCTTCTTTGGTGACTTTCTTATTCTCTAGATTAGCCTGTAGAATAGAGTAGTAATCCGCTACCACTAAGTCTGCTGAATCCTCGAAGGTAAACAAGACATTTAATGGTTTCTTGTCATGATTGGTTTGTAGGTTCTTTGGATTATTGAAAATACAAGCAGAAATGAACATGTGCCTGCTCGTTAGAGATTTCCCATTACCCATAAGGCCGGCTACTAGGACAAAGTCACCTAAGCGATAACCACCCTGGGTCATTCTATTCAATCCCTGCCAAGGCATTTTCACCAGTTTAGAACCATCAGCTTGTTTTACCTTATTCTCCAATAACTCTCTTACTGCTTCTTCATCACTGATGTCTACCTCGCAAATCAAACCAGGCATATCGTTGCTTTGGTGACTAACCATGTCTGTCAATCTTTGTAGATTACTGCTTAGATATTGCTCTACATTGTCAATCTTGTCTTTATTGAACTTCAAATCGAAGGTAATCTTCTCTAGTGTCTCTTGAGCTTTCTTATTCTTTAGATACTTCTCTAGCTCGTAACGATAACTCAATACGGTTTTCTTGATGTCTTCTTTTGGTAAGTCGTAAGCAATATTATCCTGGATGGCTTCGAACAGTACATTGTCTTGTCCACAGGCAATCTTGACGTGCTGTAACAAATCGTGGATAGGTAGAGGTACACTTCTATCCATCATGTTGATAATCACGTTTTTCAATTCGTTTAAAGTATTATCGGTACCAGACAAATCGGCACCGTTAATCTTCAGTCCGTTGATGATGTCGTTAATCATGGACTGGGAATAGTTGTCTTCATCGAGTTGAGATTCTCGATACAAAAGAGAAATGGCTTTAGCCAGTAGTGCTTTTACATCCATCGTTTTTCTGCCTATCTTTAGATTAAACTTGTTGCTATTTCCATTAGCCTAAAATCTCACTAGTGTATTATGGAACGAGTTACTATGAATTATCCAGCAATACGTAGGTTTTATTGTTATCTTTAGGCATATTAGTACCTTTCGATACAGGGAAACCGACTATTAATTTTTAAACCACTTCCCGTGACTTTTTCATGGGTTTCAGAAGGACTAAAACGATGGGTTTTCCTAAACTGATCTTTGTTCCTCAGCCGATTATTGAAGACTTGAAAGCCGTGAATGTCGGCGTAGCGGACATTATAGACTATGATAAAGTCAAGAAAGTCCTGTCTCTCGGGGCTTTAAGGACTTTAGTGTGTCTTAATGCATTGAGCAAAAACGCATTGACGCAAATCGATTTTTCTTTTTTACAGGACTTGCCTGCATTTGTAAAATTTGCTCCCCTGTTGAGCGAAGCATTAGATGTACGTCAATCCTGGCTCGAAAATAGTGACGCTAATGAAGTCGCTAGTTTGTTTTTACCATCAGGTGAAAGCGATTACTCTGTAGATACCTTTACTGCTGACATTAGAGAGGTAGTGAAAAAGGTAATAAGCGGAATCTCCTTGACAGACAAGGAAGTTTCTACTTATGAAAGTATTACTCCATCTAACAATGGACAATACTTTTTTATATCAGTACCGTTTGCCCTTACTGGTGATTCCAATCAGGAACAAGTTTACCTCTACCACAAGGACTTGGTAAAATCAGTATTGCGTAAATCGGCTATATTCTATTCTGAAGAATGTATAGTTCAATCCCCTGTGCATTCTTTATACTTAGAATCTCTGGTATAACTACAGTCGTAATACTTTCGTTTTGAATTTTTGTACTTTTACGTAAAAGGTTAAAAATATGTTCTTATTCTCCAAAACTCGTAAAGACTTTGGTGGTCCGAGCCGTGAGCAACGGATTGGTGATGCCGCTAAAGAAAGCTTTAACTCTATTCGCCTCTCTACCGAAGCTGCCCAGATTCTCAGCCAAGCTTTCTTGTCTACCGAGTCTCTGTCTGCTCAACAGCAAAGCGAACTGACCGAAGCCGTTTCTGGTATTCCTGAAGCCACCACTACTCTGGCTGAAGGCCTGCGCCAAGACGAAAACATCGAACTGACTCCTGCCGAAGTAAACAACATCCAGGAATCCATGATTATCGCTTCTAACCCTGAAGCTTACCTGAAATCTGCCGCTGAGCGTCCTGAGGGCGTAGTGGTACCGGTAATCGGTGGTGAACCCGAAGTTTCTCCGGTTAACCTGGACCTCTCTAAAGAGTCCTTCGAAGTACATGGCATGATGAACACCCTGGCCATGACCGTTTCTTACAACGTAAAAGCTGAGAAACAGTCTAAAGCCGCCGAACTGTTCTTCCCGACCATTTCTTTGGACTCTACCCAGAACAATTACACCATCGACGTAGCCCTGTCTACCGTATTCACTTCTAAAGAATACGACCTGACTGGTAACGGCGACGTATGGCGTAACCAGAAACACATCATCAAAGCCCTGCGTAATGCCTCTATCCTGAAGTCTAACTTCACCGATATCGTACCGGTATTCCGTCAAGGCCAAAACGATGACAAATTCGTTGACACTGGTATTTTGCCAGTGCGCCAAGTGGTTTCTGACTACGGTGAAACCTTCACTACTTCTCTCTTGAAAGTAAATGAAGAAATCCGTATCATCGCTCTGGCACAGACTGACCGCATGATTGGTCTGGGTATGCAGGATGATACTGACCAGATTTCTGGTAACCCCCGTCTGAAAACCCTGGGTCTGAAAGTAGGTAACGACACCGTACTGTTCGAAAACCTCCAGTTCCACCAACAAGCCCAATTCACTTACGCCCCCAATGGCGACCGTGAAGGCATCCAGTTGATTTACAATGTTAACACCCACTTGGTAGACGAAAACACCAAAGGCGTTAAATCTGGTCAACTGCCGACTGAACTGCAAGCTTTGAAAGACAAGAAACTCGAAGCCCTGCTCCAGTTCAACGTAACCGGTACTGGTAACACCGACCTGGGTACTGTTAGCCTGAATGCTGCTAACGTAAAAGTAAAAGCTATCCGCAAAGCCGATACCAAAGAATTGGTAGACATGACCACTGGTGATGGTGCCGCTCTGGTAACTGCTCTGCAGAAATGCTCTATCGTTGGTTACGAAATCGACGCTACTCGTACCAACAGCAACATCCGCGAACATGGCTTGGTATTGGAAGACCGTGTACAACGTATCATCTACGGTGTACGTCTGCACTCTCCGATTTCTTCTCGCCGTCCGTTCGATGAGAAAACTGAAATCACTGACGCTCAACGCGTAGACAGCTTGATTAAGACTACCTTCGCTCGTCGTACCAATGCAGCCATCACTGCCCTGTACGACATCCTGACCATGCTGAAAGGTATGCCCAAACAGCTGGAAACTGCTGAACCCTTCGCTTACTCTTCTGTAGGTGTAGGTCAGTACTTCGCTAAGAGCTATGTACGTGACGTTTCTTTGGATGTTCTGGCTACTGTACAATCTCTGCAGTCTAGCGACCGCCTGAACAACGTTTCTTCCGTATTGACCAACTTCCTGTTGGCTGAAGCTACTAAAGCATACACTGCTTCTGAGTTGGCTGCAGCTTACGAGTTGACTGATATGGGTGGTTCTGGCTTCCGTCCGCACGTAATCGCTATCGCTGACGTGTTCACCAGCAAATTCATCTTCCGTGAAGGTGATGTTCGTACTCTGGGTAATGGTTTCGACTTTACTCTGGAAGAGTGCTCTGATGACCGCTTGGTAGATGGTGGTAAAGACGGTAGCGTTGGTACCATCTTCATGTCCTTCGGTGTACCGCGTTCTGGCAGCCTGTCTGTACCGCTGTGGTTCGGTAACTGCTTGGATAAACGTGAAATTCCGCGTATCCTTGACCGTGCCCGTGGCAGCAAATACCAACACGAAGTGATGGTACAACCGTGGTTCAGCCACATCTGCCACCTGCCTGTATTGGTTCGCATCGGTGTTCTGAACCTGAGCGAAGCTGTACAGAAACGTGTACCGTTCCATGTGGAAAACAAAGTAGCTCCGTAAGGAGGTACTTTAACACAGTAGCTCCTTAATGAGTAGCTATACGGTAACACCGTAAACCGTAAAAGGTTAATCCCTGTAAGACTCTCTACTCTCTCTACCTATTACGGGTAGAGGGGGTAGGGGTTTTATGCCGTCCTTCTATTTAAACAAAATAGAGGTCTATATTATCAATGTGGTATTGAAATCTAAGGATTTTAAAATAGCTATTTTTAATTTTTCAGTTTTAAAGGAGGAACCTGAATGGATGGTGTTAATATTAATGCAGAATCCAAATTCATTCCTGGTGACTTGAGCTACTACATTGACAACATGAATGTCAGCTTCAGTAGAAACCAGGTAGTAACCTTATTAATGGAAGCAGAACACGAAGCTTCATTGGCTGAGAAAGCCAGAGTAAAAGAAATAGAAGAGAGGAACAATAAGTTCTACGCTTTCTATCCTTACCAGAATCCTTATACCGCTAAAGAGGAATTAGCTACTCGTGAAGCCAGAGCCCGTGAGAAACACGCTCATTGGCTAAACAATCTCAATGAGATGGATAGTTGTGGTATGTCTACTGACAATATCGATATTAAGACATCGGTATTCAATTTCACGAGAAACCCAATTACGGTATCTCAGCTAAACGGAATCACCACTACCGTAAGTCCTCTATTGGTTACTGGATACGAAACCAGTAATGGTGAAGACTTATATCGTTTAGGTTTCCCTAGAGGCCAAAACATTGCTAAAGGGGTTTATTACCGATACGAGTTCTCAGTATCGGCACTGTGTCTCATGAAGACCATTGACCATTACCAGAAGAGAGGTTTAAAGCCTAATCATGAATCGGTAGAAGGAATGCTATTGGATTACTTCATTAACCGTTGGAATGATCCGAGTATTACGATAAAGATTAAAGAGAGAATGAGTAAGCAGATGGCTGACTCAATTAAGAATGACTTCTGTACGGTAGACAGTATCATCAGTCGCTGGTTAGAAAGGGAAACCACTATTCAGCCAGTGTTTACAGATGTCTTCTTTATCTTTATTCCAGAAGGTGAATTTAGAAACAAAACAGTATTCGACAAGAATAGTGGATTAACCATTGCTAATGAAGCTATACTGAAGAGCAAGAGTTATAGTCCTTATAGCGAGAATAACGTGATTGCTTCTGCTATTCTGGAAAAGATGAAGACTGAAGATAGCTTGATGCATTTTCATTTCGTCTCTGAAGTAGACATGTGTGTTTACGTGCGATTAGGCAACCAGGTAATCAGTAAGCATTCTAGAAAACCTAAGCCAGGTGAGCAGTCAGGCATGACCATTATCTTCAATGGTAGAGAGAAGTGGCTAAATGACACACCTGAGATTATTGAAATTCCCATTAAAGGGAAGAATAAAGAAGAAAATGAGATAATCGATAAACGATTAGAAGAAATTGGTATCTTCTACGACATCGACAAAGCCAAAGCTTACATGAGCGATGCGTTCTCTAAGTTCAATAGCAATGAAGCGAACATGAAGATAGCCCAAAACAAAGAGCGGGTATCTGAAAATGACTTAGAGACTAAGAAGAATACCAATGAGAAAGATGTTACAATTAAAGACTTCGACTTAAGAGCGAAGATACTGGATATAGAAGCTAAACTGACCGATAGCAAGTATAAGACTATTCGGGAAGTAGTTGGCTTAGGTGGTACAGTGTTAAGTGGAATCCTTATCCTAAGGGAGTTGTTTAAGAGTAGCGGTAAGAAAGCTGCTGTCTCAGGATTCTCTAGGTTAGCTCCAGTAGCTGCCGTAAACCCAGTAGTCGCTGCAGGTGTAGGTATAGTAGGTGCAGTCGGTCTCTGGATAATTTTTAAGAAAGAGATAAAATCTATCTTCAGCGCGTTATCTGACTGGTTTTGACCAGTCAGTTCTGTAGGAATTTTACTCAGTATAGGCGATCTGGTAAAGTGACTACAGAACACCCAAATCTTTTATTCTATTGTTTGTAAATCATGTAAATCAACGACGAAAAGGAGTGTAAGTTGAACCCAAGATTAATGCAGTTAATTAAAGAAAATACTCCTAAAATCGACCCAAGAGTAGGTGAAGGTCTCGCTTACTATCAGAGCAAAAGTATCCCTGATTTCGTAGACCACCTATTCCGAATGAACTCTATTGCCTTCCCAGAAGGTTTAAAGTATTTAGGTTACGAGAGAGCTTCTCCGATTGAGGGTTATAAAATCCTCACGAAGCCTACCTCTAATTCCGTTCGTAAATACGACATTAACCGCAATGATGTCCGTGTCGTAAACTACCTATTCGAATGGGAAGGTAAGATTATTAAGAAAGGGATTTATCTTCCTTTCATCTCTCGGTTTGGTTTCATTCACCTCAATAACGTAAAGTACATCATTACTCCGGTAGTGAGTGATGGTATCGTTACGGTAAAACCCAATTCCATTTTCATTAAACTGATTAAAACCAAACTCTGGTTTGAACGTTTAAACTATCAGTTCCACGTAGATGGTACTCGTGAGTATGCGCCTGTGTATTATAGCGATATCCACAATAAGCCATCCGATGGTAATCTGGTTGAAAAGATGGTGAAGATGAAATGCACATTAGTCCATTACTTAGTGTGTAAATTCGGGTTAACTCAAACGCTCAAGATGTTCAACATCAAGAACTTCATCATGATGAGCAAAGAGGATTTTGTTAAAGAGCAAAACAACTACCCTAAAGAGAAATGGGTAGTGATTGAATCTGCAGACAAGAAACCAGCCAGAACCTATCTTTATAAGTTCTACAACCCACAGCAATTCCTCTTCCTAGTCGATAGGAAAGAGTTCGAGAATTCTCCGAGTGCCAAAAGTGTATTCTGTACCATCATGTACGTATTGGATCACTTCACTTCACCCAAACGCATGAACCCTAGCACCATTGATAATACGGATGCTTGGCGAAGCATGATGGGTGAAACGATTCATTCTACTGATGAGCACTATGCCGTGATTAAAGAGTTCATCAACAAACACATGCTGTCATTAGACGGCTATGTGGACGATATGGTAAGGAATGACTTTACCCGTATCGGTTATCCGGCATTTGAAACCTTATACCATTTATTCGTATTCATCATCAACGAGTTTAACCAAATGGTATCCGAAGTTTCTCGTTCATCCGAGTCCAATACCGTATATGGTAAGCAATTACAAGTATTACAATACCTCTTGTTCAACATCACCAAGGCTGTTAATAACAGTTATTACAAATTGGGTAATTTAAAGAATGAGCAATTGAGTAATCCGAAGAAACAAATCCGTCCTGACGATATTGTTAATTGCTTGGCCATGATTCGTACCGATGAAATCCTGCGTATTAAAGAACACGCTGAGATTATACCGGTAGAAGACCCGACTGATTTGCCTTTATTGAAATTAGGTAGATTAGCGGTATTACAGGAGAAATCCGATAAGATTAGGACTTCTAACACCACATTCGATGTCAATGATCCGAAGAATATCCTACACGAATCCTTGATTGAAACCTCTGGTGCATTGGACATGTCTAAGTCAGACCCATCCGGACGTAACCGCATTAATCCGTATGTAACGCTGTCTGAAGACTTTACCGTGATTCCTAATCCTGAATTGAAAGACAAGATTGATGAAATTGCGTCTTTGCTGTATTCGTAGATTTGTATAGCTCTATATCATTAAAGGGATAGGGAGATAGCTCTGTATTATCTCCTTTTTCTCACTAATTTCGAATCTATAGTTTCTCTCTAATTAGCTACTAGAGAGTCTTTTCATGAAAGGACCAACGATGAATCATCGCTATTATCTCACTGCTGGGTACCACCAAAGTATCCAGCAGGCTATCCAGCAGCTACTCTGGAGAGGTGCTCAAGAGCGCCCCAATGAGTTTCGTGGTATCATCAGCAATATTCTCATGAACGACCAGCGTTTAAGAGATGAATTGCTGGAATCCATCTTTGTTCACTTAGAGTGGGCAGCTGCGAATAACCGCATTAATGTCAATGACCAAAATCAGGTATATGGTTTAATGGAACAGCACTTCCATGACTTTATCCCTTATGGCATTTTCAATACGGTATTTGCCCAAATGAATCTGGATTACCAGACTCGATATGGTGTAGAGCAAGATGCTCGTAACTACATCCAGAATCGCCAGAACATGGTGAGAGAGCTCTCTTATATCCAGAACAACAATAACAGCAATCTGTATCAGCCTAATCAGGCTAACCGTGGGTATCAGCCATTCCAAGCACAGCAGACCCCATTCGGTCAGCAGCCACAGGGTGGTTTTAATGGTAACCCTTATGGTAGTAATCAGTTTGCCCCGCCTCCAGGTAATCCTAGCCTGGGTGGAATGGGTACGAATCCGTATGCTAAAACCGGTAACTACTACGATAGCCAAAGTAGTCAATCCACGCCTTCTTCTGGCATCATGGTAGAAAGCAGCCGTAGTAAACCGAGTAGTAACAATACCCCGTTTAGACCTTCTTGGGAACGTGAAAACGAAGAAGTTAAGAAATCAGACACCTTACTGTTCGATGACATTCACTCCTTAGACCAAGACTACTCTTATCAGGAAGGCTACAGCAGTATTGAAGTGGCTTCTCCTGTAGTAGAGTCTAAACCAGAACACCCACTCGGTTCAGTAGCCAATGAAGGCAACCATACCGGTGGTTTAACCCAACACGTCATGAATCCAGGTGATGTGGTAGAAGACGTATTCTGGTTTGATAATGACCATTCTCTCTGGTCTTACAAACAGCACCAAGACTATTACGCCAAACATGCTCCGGCTCACCTCTACCCCATTGACGAGGAAGCCATTGAGTGGGAAAGCGATTACGGTTACGTGATTCGCAAAGGCGTGAAATACTTTGTATTCCGTGCTAACCCGAAACAAAACCTCTTACCGGCTGTAGACCGTCGATTCTACAGATTGGTATTAAACCTGGATAATGATACCTTCTTGCCGTACTTCACGGTAGAAGAGAAAGAAGAGTACGAAATTATGGAATATCAAGACCACCTGATTCCTGGTAAACAGGCACCTGAAAACATCTTTGCCACCAAAGTACCGGTACGTGAAGACAATGAGGCTAATCAGTTCAATAAAGTCGTGAAATCTTTGGAGATGACTGAAGAGGAAATGGCTGAACAGATGAAGCTGATTGAAGAGCGTGGTGATCAGGTAGAAAGCCATATGGCGGTATTCCGTAAGGTATACAGTGATTCCGCTAATGAAGAATTGATGGTAACCAATATACTGGCAGGCATCAACAAAGACATGCCAAACGCCAGACTGGTACGAACACTTCATTACTTAACCAATGATGCTTACACCAATAATCAGCAGTACGAACTCTTAAAAGAGATTAAAGGTTGTAAGACCATTGCGGAATTCAAGAGCAATATTTACGATGTACTGGTACGTAGTAAAGAATACGTATTGGCTAATCGTCTCTATCAGTTAGTAGATAAAGCATTTGCTAAGATCCTGGTAGAGCTCGGTATTACCCATGTTACAGTAGACGAAGTAATCGATTGCTACGATGAGGTATACGAGAAATTGATTGTACCGGCTAATGTAGAGTCTCTTTACAAACGTAAAGTCGAGAACATGTTTAAAGTCATGTTCGATAGTCAAGCTGTTCACCTCTTTAATCTGGATACAGATGAACCTAAGACGACCTGCATTCCGAGGAAAGTCTCAGTCGTTTATATTAAACGATTACTGAGCGAATTGAATCTATCCCGTCAGCACGGTATTAAAGCCAACGAATGGCATACTCTGGATAAAGAACATGAAGGTGAATTATACTACATCCTTCACCAGGTATTCGTCAATCGCTTCCGTAAACCTGACGAGGAAGGTAGTGATGTTTACGTCATCACTGAAGATGGTGCTTTGATTGAAGCCATTACACCGGATGCTATCGGTGAAGGCATCTTCATTCGCATCAAGTACTAAAACAGACTACAGCTGCTCTCCTTCCCCTCTTAGTAAGGGAAGGAGAGTAGTATTAACCAACAGTCTATACTAGTATTCGGGTTTACTCTAACTATCTATTATCACTAAGCTGTTTATACAGCAATCGCCTATTAGTGGTAGTAGGTAGTTAGATAAACATTTCTATTAACCTAACCAAAAGGAGTTTCATTATCGAAACAGATTTAGAAACACACCAATCATGTATTGCTAATAGGGCAAACTACTCCTTTAGTAATACTGTAGAAATAGGAAATGCTTGCTAGGTACTCTGAATTGCTCTTAGATTGAGTTTGACTCAAAATGGAGTAAGACTATTACCCACCTAGCTGAGCTCAATCTGAGAGCCTTGTAGAGGCCTTAGAATCGATTTCCAAAAATAAAGTAGTTTACAAGTTGTAAAATTTGTAAAAAATCGAATCTAAATTAAATAAAAGAGACTCCCTGCCCCTTCGGGGGCAGAGAGCCTTTTTTAGTCTTCTTTTTTGGTATTAGTCTACCGGACCATCAAGAGATAAGTCAGAACCAGATTCACCAGAACCGGTATCATCATTACCACTATTGTCTTCTTCACCTTCTCCACCTTCTTCGAAAGTGTCTCCTCCTAGGTCAAAGTCACCACCAAAACCACCATCTCCACCGCCAGAATCAGAATCATTAGAGGAATCAGAACTACTATAGTCATCCCCTTCAGTCTTCATCTGGTTGGTTTCGGCTACTGCTTCAACAGTTTTAGCAATGTTCTTAGACTCTTTAAAGAAATCCATAACTGATTTAATGGACTTAATAGCCATTTCACGAATCTCTTTATTCTTCTCAAAGGTCTGCTGACCAGTAGTAGAGATAGTAAAGTATTCCATGATTTCAGCGAAATAATCGTTTTCAATCATCCAGCGTCTCATCATGTCAGCTTTAATGATGTTACCGTATTTCTCAATGTACTCACTTGCTCTCTCACCTACGACATCTTCAGGCAGGACTTCTTGAGTTAAGATATAACCGATGGCTTTATCGATTTTCTCTTCGTACTGAGTCATTTGCTCATTCTTCATCTCATGGTTATCGCTAGCAGGGGCAGGCAGAGCAACCTCTAAAGTCTCAATGAACTTATCTACGATATAATCGATAATCACATGGACAGAAGTCTTATCCAGAGCATCGATATCGATTTCTACATCATCACCTGCTGCTTCCTGTACGTTTTCCAGGAGCACTTTGATGTTAGACTGAACAATCTCTCTTAATTCAGTACGAATAGAAGGAGAGGAATTCATGACAATCTTAATAAAAGTTGTTAAGAAAGGATTGAATCGCTCTTGTTTCTGGAATGAAGTCAGGTTATTAATCGCATTAGCCTGCAGTACCTGGGCAGCAAACTCAGGTTGGAAGGAGTTCTCTACCATTTCAGGAGGTAAACCAATCCCTAAGGTAGTGAACTTCTCAAGTTTATCTGCAGTATCCGAATCCGGTACAGGGATGTCTGCCGTATTACGGGTGACATCTTGACCTACCTGAGGTACTTTTGGATTATCGGATTCAATGGCGATACGAATATTGGCCTGATTAATCCTGTCTTCAATGGTTTGGATATTAGAAGCACCAACAATTAAACCTGCGTTAGAGCGGGATTGTAATGCCAATACCTTACCAATTTGGATGGTTTTCTTAGGATCAGGATCATCCTCATCAATCTTTAGAGTGACTACGGTTTCAGGAATAGAATTCATGATACCGGCACGAATCTGGGCTAACATGAATTGGATACGTAGAGAGATTAGTACCTTCATGTTGTCGATTAGGCTTCTACCTATGCCTTTAGCATCGTAATCAAATGCCATGTAAGTCATGAGCTCTTTAGGTACAAAGAGCACACGTGTCCTTTGTCCTTGTAAAGAGCGGTAGAACATGATGCGGTAAGCTTCAGTTGGGTCACCGATATCGAGATTCTTACCATAGAGACCATTTCTCAATCTCTCTAAGATATCTTTAATAATGGCATTGCCATGGATTCTAGAGAGAATCTCTAATTGCCGAGCTTCGTCGAGACGGTTAGAGAAGCCATCGAACATGGCCCTGCCTTGTTGAATTAAGGAGGAAGCCATGCTCTGTCCGGTAGTACGTAAATTGTAATTGTTGTGCAATTCACGATAGTAATTTACCGGTTTGGTCTTAGACAAGGGATTACCGTCTTCGTCATGTAAGGCTAAATAACCCACATGTTCAGAAGGAGAACCTGGCTTAAAGATAGGGACAATGGATTCCACCGGATACTCGATAATCAGGGGTTCATCCAGATTCTTACGATAAGTTTGCTCATTGGTAGCCAATCGTTTAATCTGGTTACTATCCGGAATACGACGATAAGTATCGTCGATAGACTTAAAGAGCTTGGTTACTAAGTCTCTATCGGTAGCATTTATATTCGGTTCTACACCTTCATTAGACAAACCTACGGCTTTCTTTGCCTCAGTAGAGAGCGACTGATTCTTAGCGTAGGATTGGTGTAATAGAGAGAGGTCATCTGTTACCTCTATTAGTGTATCCTTTTCTGTATTGGATAGGTTTACATTCCATACCCCTTTTTCAGTAAGAGAGATTTTGTTACTCTCACTGCTGTAATTCGCTACTAAATCAGGAGGAAACTCGTAGGAAACTTGATCAGGTCTCTGTATCTTGGTTTCGTAACGCTGAGTAGGTTTAGTAGGGGTATAAGTATACTCCTGATTGGTATTACCTACCGTTACATCTACCGATTCTCTAGAGAGCGTCGCACCACTACTCTTAGGGGTAGAAAACGCTGTATCGCTATGATACGAAGGCTTACCTAGGAAACCTCTGCTTTCACGTTTGGTTTCATTCAGTTTAGTAGAAATCCCTTTTAGTGATTCGAGAGACAATTGATAAGATTGACTTTCTCGAGAAACTGCGTTATCCGGATTGATAAATTCATCCAGAGAAGCTTCAGGGATTACTGCTGTAACATAAGCCCCTTTAGTAAATAGGATGTTATAAAGGATACCGTACAAGCGTTGGTCTAGTTTATAGTCATCGGTAATGTATCGCTTTACTACATCTACCATGTTTTGTCCTACTGACTGAGTAAAGATACCGGCAGGAGGACGATATTGTATTTCTGGTTTTAATAGGTACTTAGGTGACAAGATATAGCTGATTAGGATTTGTGCCCCTCTTTCCAAGTCTGGTAAGAGCTGCATAATCGCTTCATTGTCGTCAATCTCTTGAGCTTTCTCGGATGAGATACCCAAGAGGTAATCGAGGTTAGGACTGTAGTCGGATAACTCACCATTGTTTTGGAAAGAATCCGTACTGCGTGAGGTCACTAACTTAGCCATTAAAGAATAGGCTGAGGGGTTTTTAGCTATATCCTCCTCTTTTAAATCTACTGCCTTATTCTTAAGATAGCTGTTAATGCCACCTGTAAACTTGTTTTGTGCCATTTTCTATCCTTTTTTAAAGGTAAAATCAGAAAATCGTATACTACTACACTAGCTAACACATAGCTAGTGTAGTCTTGATAGAGAAAATTAGAATAGGAGTCAGTTTAAACATGCAAGAAAACACGAATAGTCGTTTACCTGAAGACATGTCTACTGAGGCTTTTGACTATTATTTTAAAGTCTATTTAGACAAGGTCATCGGTTTAGTACATACACTGCAGATTAAATCACACAAACAGGCTGAAGATTTAAACGAAACCGTATTAAAGAAGAGTGCTAACTTAAGAGCAGTCAATCCTCACGATTATCGGACTTGGAAGTATTATAAAAACTTAGCCGGTGAGTACCATGAAACCGATAAAATGATTCGGGTAATCTCCATGGATACGATTGAGGAAATCGATTTCACTAAAGAGAATTTAGCTTACCACAAGAACACTTACGCCGAATATAGCTACGGAACTCATAAGTACGAAGAGCTGATTGCCAAGTACCCAGACCAGGAACTCTTGATTAAAGGTATCCTAAACCCATGTAATATCGACGATGCGATTAGGGCTAAAGACGGTACGATTCTCTCTTACGATAAATCATTCGTAGAGCAAAACGAATACTCTTTAATGGAGAGATTACAAGATTGGGTCTATGGTTATTTTAAACGCTGGTATCAAGAGCAGTATAACCTAGATAACCGTTATTATAATCTTACCTTCATGGGTATTCTCTATACTAAGCTAGTAGACGTGATTCTGGCACTGAGACTAGAGTCCGTATTCACTAACGAAGCCCACTCTTATCACTATAGAAGATACTTAGCTTCCCATGGCTTCTTGGACTTCTATTTAGACCAGATGTCACTGAAACAGATTCTTATCTTCTATAAGAACATTCGTTGGGTAGAGAAGAATATTGGTCACCACTTCACTCAACAGTGGTTGATTAAAAACGTATTGACATTACGTAATCTGCCTTTATCCGAATACAACTTCATTCAAGATGATGCTAATCTCTTGGATGACCCTAAATTAAGGATTACTCCTAAGTTCGAGAAAGTCTCTTTAAACGGACTAGAGTCCATTGACCCTCAAGTCGATACCTTGTCTCTAACTAAGATGTTGGATAAGGAAGATAAAGAAACCTTCTATAACCCAACAGAACGTGGTGATATTGATAACCTGGCTTACGATGATTTAACTCGTTCTAAGAACTCCTTCTTGAAAACCAAGGTACTGGAGTCTAAGGCTATTGATTATAACAATAGTGAACAATTCATTCTGGAAAACGTCTTATTAGACTACTGGATTGAAATGGTGAGACGAGACTTGTATCGGGCCTATGTTATTATTAATCATCCTAAGTCTGGTGAATCGGTTCCTCTAACTGGATTGAATGCCTTACTCTTGTTTACGGTAGCGGTATTCAAGATGAATAAGATTCAAGATGAGTGTATTCCGGATTACGTGATTGGTTTGGTACCTAGAAAGACTAGACCTAGTCATGAAGACATCCGTAAAGTCATTCCTGATAACACTCTGGTGTCTAACGAATGGATTGAGTTCTTACGTAAGTCATTTACTCCGATGTCACCAGTGATGACTACCATTGACTTCTACGAACAGGCTAATGCTCAGTTTAAGTTGATTAACAATCTAATAAACTTAGCTAATAAGGATGAACACATTGATGCTCGTTCGTATAAGAATGCTTCTGTTTATCAGCTCTACACGACTCAGGTCGTCTCTTTTAGAAAACCTGGTCTAATGAACTTCCATGACTTTTTACATTCTATTGCTTTCGATACTCGAAACTTCGATGTAGACGATTGGGCTAAAGTAGCAGACGATATCTGGAAGAAGGCGACTGGTTTATCGAACATCAAAGTGGGTTCTTTGTACAATACCCACAAAGCCATGATTCAGCTCTTAACTAAGCTATCTAGCTACTCTGTGCAGTATATTAAAGAGATTAACGATAAACCGATTTCTGCCACCAACATGATTGGTATTCGTGTCAATAGTGAGAAGAAGAGTAAACTAGACTTACGGTTTAGGAACAATGATTCGGCTGTACAGATTGTGGATGACGATACCAAAGGTTTAGAAGACATTCATTCGGTTAATGATACCAATGCTGCTGTAAGAGTAAAAGAGTTCATTAACCACTCCATTATCTCTTTCGATATTGATGTCTCGGTAAAAGACCTAGATGGTAAGAGCCAGATTAGTCTTAGTCGAGATATTCGTACCGGTAGTGCCTGCTTTAGTGTAGGGGATGACTTGAATGGGGTAGACAACCCACTGAATCTACCCAATATCCCTGGTATGCGTTCTTGGTTATTGATGGATAATAAACTAAAACGCAGGATTGTAGACCAGTTTAATACTGATTTGGTGTGGGATAAAACCTCTCCCAATACTGAAGTACCAAAAGAGCCTATTTCTTGGAATATGTCTAGCAATGAAATTGATGGTTTAGACTATACCAAAGGTGATGGTACAGATCGAGAATACAGAGCGAAAAAACTCTCTATAGACGAGACCATGAATGGATTTAAAGGAATTAAACCTTAATGCAAATAGAGACTGGACTACTTACACCACAGTAGGTGTAAGTAGTCTGGTTTTCCTATGATTCCTTAGGATATTACTCTATAACTGAATTAGAGTAATAAATAGATAATTTTATAATGAAGGATTAGACGACATGCCTATTATCCCAAACAAGAGAAGTGCGTTCGAGTCGGTACGCACTCTTATTGGTAACGAGAACCAAGTGACTCGTGAACTTGGTCTTCCGTATACCATGAAAAAGAACTCTACCTTAAATGAATTGTTTACAGTCAACAACGATGTGGCTCCGCCTTCTAATGTTATCCCGACTATTGGGTACTTCTGTATTGGCATGGGTGGCATCAGTATGCAAAACTGTACCAACAATGCCGATACTTTCCCTTTTCCGAAGATTTATCAACACAAGGCAGACGACACCGGTTTGTTTAAATTCATTCCGTTCGTGATGCGTGAGTTGAATAATGACCTGACTCCGGCTGAGCGTACTAAATACGCTATTCGCCGTATTGAAGACGTAAAAGGGGTAAAGTACTACACCTATTACTTAAAACGTTTGGACTTGAGTAAAACCCGTGTAGAGACTAAAATCATTCACAAAGCCGATGATGGTACCATCAGTGAAACCGATTACGCACCGACTACCCGTAATCTCAATCCTGTTCCACAGGAATTGTCAGTAGACGAAGAGAACGTATTGAAAGCGACTTATGGTCGCACCATTGCTACTGTTCCGGTTTCTCTTAATAAGAGTGACGTGGAAGAGCTCTACAATGTATTCAATATTCGTTTCGGTGACCCCATGCGGGCAGTGATTACTGAAATCGGATTGGTATCTGGTGTGGATAAACCTGTAGAGGTAACGACTTCTACTGGACGTACTCAGTTTACGGAAGTGATTGCGGCACAGATTGCCCACATTAACCGTACGATTCAGTATTTGGCTGCTAACAATAGTGGTTTCGATTCCTTGTTCAACGTAGGTATCAACGAGCCTCTTTACAATGTATCGAACAATGCTTTAGTTAGTCCTTAAAGGATAGTGAATGAACCCATTCCCATCTACTAATCATTGGGAATGCTGTTTAATGGCAATCGACCCAGGCAGCAGTTGCCTGGGGGTTGCTATTTATAAACTGAATTTCCATACTCGTGAAATCATCGAGTCCTCTGCATTTACGCTACATGCAAAGGAATCATTTCACTATAGTCGCTACCTAGGGGAAACCTTTGGTGATAAGTATACTCGTTTAATGGCATTAGAAAATGAGCTACGGGAGCTATTCCAGTATTACAACCCCTCTATTGTCATGTGCGAGTCTCCTTTCTTCAACTCCTTCACCCCTAATGCCTATGCGATTTTAACTGAATTAGTCAACCTAATACAAAACACCCTACGTAACTACAATAACCATATTCCTTTCTTTAAAGTAGACCCACCCACTGCTAAGAAAGCAGTCGGGGCCAAAGGCAATGCTAAGAAAGAAGAAATGACTGTAGCCATTGACAAAATAAAACATCAATTAAAGCTAACCAATCCCGTCAATGAACTGGATGAGCACTCGATTGATGCTTTAGCCATTGGTTACTTTGGTTATGGTCGTTATGTTACAGGGTACAATTAGAGGAAATCAAAACGGAGTGACTGTATGTCGATTAAAGACATTTTCACTAAAGATTATTACGAAAAGCTTAAGAAAAAGCTTACTACTAAGAAGAACTACAGGTATCTCATTTACCTTATTATCCTAATCTTACTATCCATTGCCTGCTACGAGAAGTTTGTTATTTATCGATTAGAGGCAGAGATACTCAAGAGGGATTACAGTATTCGTTCTTTAAAAGAACACAACGATAAGTTAAATACGATAATTGAAGAAGGTAGAATGCCTAGTTACTTAGATAAACCAGATTGATTTAACTGAAGAGAACAAACTATGGCTAGAAAACGTTTAGACAGTTTTATCGAGAAAGGTTTAGGCAACATCTCCGATACCTTAGTCTTGTCGGAGAGAAAAGAAACAGATATCGCACTGAACAACCTGGTTACGAACTACTCCAAGATTGCTTCCCGTAATTCTAACTATCCGGATGTCAATGAAGAGACCACCGGTTACGATATTAAACTGATGGTGGCTAATCTGCTGTTTGAAGAAATGGTGGTATTGGTTTACAACTTCATGTCGGATTCTGGTCGAATTGATGAGCACCGCGAATTTACCAAAGAGTTTAGAAGCTTTAAATTCAAGGTAATGAAGTTTACCATCATTGGTTTGATCTTCGTCTTCTTTGCTGTAATCATTGGTACCGTAGTCATGAGCGCCATGAAGGGTGACATGAACAACAATCCAGTGGTACAGGTGTTTATTGAAATCATTTCTAAGGTTAGTGATATTCTGTTTAGTGAAAAACCGATTATCGAATAAATCTAGAAAAGGGGCTAGGGCTAGTGAGCTCCTAGTCTCTTTTTCTATTCCCTTTTTACATAAACCAAAAGGACAAGCAGAATGAGTTTATTTAATATTCTGTCTCGTGAAGGCATAGAGACAGGTTTAGAGAATGTAGTCAGCGATACGATTATCGAGAAAGAACACGTAATCGTCGCCAGACTACTCAATTTTGCTCAATTGAAGAAGGCCAATAAAGCCGTAGTGATTGAGCAATACATGGTAAAAGTAGACAAGACTGATAAGAATGCCGGTAGTGGTAGCATTCGTATCCGAAAGGTAACAGACAGAAAAGGTAATGTAACCTACGAAATGACTACCAAGAACAATGTAAAAGACGGTAGGATTGAAACCACTACTGTAGCCAATGAAATGATGTTTAAACAAATGCAGGCATTGGCTGACGGTGGTATCCTTAAACACCGTTATTCCTTTAACATTAAAGGAACAGATTTTGTTTGGGAAGTCGATGTCGTACCGGATGGTAGTGGTGGTTATAAGCAATGGTGTCTTTGCGAATGCGAAGTATCCGATTTAGCTACCCAGAAACCAGAACTACCTATCGAAACAGAGGAAGCTTACCTTTCTCCTTCCTTGAACGATAAAGCCGATGAAGAAACCTTCATGGCTAAGAAACGTGAGGTATTAGAGCGTTTCTTTATTCAAGAGAATCCCTTACTGAAAGAGAAGGCTGAATTGACTCAGTTAAAAGGTGAAGATTCTGTAGAGGAAGAAAGCGATGAAGCGACTAATGAAGCGAAAACCGATGAAGTCACCACAGGCGAGGAGACGCTGTCTGTGGATAACATTACGGATGAAAAAGAGGTCGCTGATAAGGTAGAAGAGCGAGCTGAACAGATTCTCGAGAAACAAGAACCGGAAGAGGACGCTACTGAAGAAGGTGAAGAGAGTGGTGATGAATCTACTGAACCCACTGAAGAAGGTAGTGATTCTAATGAAGAAGACACTACTGTAGAAGCAGAGGAAGGTGATGAAGAGACTGAAGTCTCTCAAGACTCCTTCCATGATATCTTGTCTCAGTTAGAAGATGAGAAACTCAGTGTTTCTGCTGAAGGCTTCTGGGGTAAATACCAAGATGGTATTACTTGGGTCTTGAATGCTTTCCGAAGTGGTGAGTCTGCCTATAACAGTAAAGCCAAGATGGTTGGTCTTTTCTTCACTAGCTACGGTGGTGACTATTGGGCTATTGACCCCTATAAGCTACCTAATAAGAAGGGGGCTATTGAGAAAGCATTTAACGAACGTTTAAGTGCTTTGGATAAAGTAGCTGATGATGCTAATGCCTTAACTCAGTATATCGAGAAGACTTTCGTTAAGATGTCTAATCCTAAAGACAAGCTGAAGAAGTTCGTATTCGATATCGGTGCCAAGGAAGAATGGGCTAAGATTAAGCAAGATGCTTTATCTATTAGAGAAAGGGTACTTAGTGTCATTCGTAAGCTTGAGAAAGGTGAGATCGGTAACCAGCCTGGCGATGTAGCTGACTTGAATGTAGTAGGTAGAGCAGCTGGTTTCCTTTGGATTACTGCCCAACTTGCTCGTATGTTAGATAAACTGGGTGCCGAAGGTGAATATGCCAATACTGACTTCTCTGGAGAAAGTGTTGTCTTTACTGAGGAAACCATTCAGCACATGGTGCAGTTAGGTAATGAGAGCTATACCCCTTCTATTGGTCAAGCGGTTTCTTCTGCTAACCAAATCATTGGGCGTAAAGCTAACTTCGTATTCGATAAGCTAGGTTCTCACGACTTAGACTTCGCTATTGCGGTTCCTCTGCAAGAGAAACTCAAGTTAGTAACTAAGAATACCCCTGCTAAAGGTTTCTTTAGTTGGTTTAAACGTGAACCGACTAGTTCTTACGTCTTCGTTAAAGATGGTTATACCGGCATCTGTCTAGCCAAAGGTCAGTTCTACGGTTTTCGTAAGTTCAGTGACCGCACGATTTGGTTGGATAGCTTTGTCGCTGATGCTGACCTCTTTAGGAAGGCTTTTAAAGCGGTATTAGAAGACGTGAAGTATTGGAATAAGTACCGTACTGCATTTGCTACTAAATGTAAGGAATTGGCTAAGAAGTATACCTTCTCTAAAGATGCTAATCGTATTGCTTACGAATTAGACTACCTGATTCTGGATATTGTACCGAATTTAGGTAAGTATGCTTCTGGTTTAGACTACGTCAATACCGGTACTTTCCCTGCTAATGACAAAACCATGATCATTGAGAACATTGCTGTTCCCAGCGATGATGCACTAAACCAGTTAAGAGAACTGGAGAAAGAAGCTTACGTAGCCTTTAGTCAGTCTATTACCATGCCTCCGGCTGATAGCAGAGTGACTCAATACGAAGACTTCTTCCTCTTCAGTGATTTGATTATGGAAGCATTTGGTGTAAGTAAAGAAGAAGCTTACGCTATGGTGTACCATGGTATTATCAATATCGATGGTCCCACTAACTACTTCTTGACCAATACCAATAACTCTGTATTCACTTTCCTGTACATCTTGACTTGCTTTAGTAAAGTAGCTCACCTGGTTACTTTAGGTGGTAAAGTCTACCATTCTACCCTGTCTGAATTCTACGACATGGTGAACGTGGAAGACAACATTAAGTAAGCAAAATAGAGTCTATTACTCCTACTACCCACTAAGAGGTAGTAGGAGTAATACTATTATGCTGTTTAGAGAACCATAGAGGCCAGTATATTGCGATTAGAGGTATAGGTGGTACTACCCTAGCCTAATGAGTATAAAACGAATCTAAGAGCAATTTAGAGCATTATAGGTATATATCATTATACTGGAGAACAGAGAGAGTATATTTAAATCCTACTAGACTACTACAGCACTGCGAATACTGTAGTAGTCTGTATTCGTAGGTAGAAAGGAGAAAACTGTTATGTCCAATAACAACAGACCTTGGCATAACCTGGTAGCTGGTTTAGCAGCTACTAAAGGTATCAAACTTAAACCTTTAGGCCTTGTTATCGATGGTAAACGTGTGTTGTTCAGCACAAGTAAACCAGGATACTAGTCTTTACTCTCTTTCAGAGTAAACTGTTCTAGAACCAAAATAATGTTAAGACTGATTACACTCGATTTGTCTCTGTGTTCAGTCTCTTTATACTAATGAAGACATTTTAAAAGGAATCAAGGTGAATCTAATGTTTCAAGACATCTTCAGTAAAGTCACTTTAGACCATAAGGAACACATTTTCCTGGTATATGGTTTAAGCCTACTCGCATTACACATGGGTGTATTAACAGGGAACACTTTATCCCTATTTAGAGAATTCAAGAGTAAGAAGAGAAAAACCGTCTTCTTTATCCAATCTATTGTTATTTACACAGCTCTGGATTTAGTGGAGTACTACGCTGTTACTCATCTAGACTATACTAAAGACCAGGTCATTCGTATCCAGATAGTTTCATTATTGGTTTATCTGGCACTATACATTGGTAGTCTCTTCGCCATGATAGCCAACTCGAATGTGGGTTATTCATTTGTCAAACGAGTAATCGTTATTCCATTAGGTATGTTTATTGGTACTATAGGAGTATTGTTCTTTACCCATAACCACACTCTAGCGAGTTTCAACTTCTGGGTAACGACTCTGTTTCAGAGAGAACATTTCGCTTATAGCTACAATAAACGTATTGTGGATTTTGTCAATTCCTGGCAAGTCTCTGTACAACGAATCAATGGTTTCTGGAATGAAAAGGAAATCATGGAGCGTTTAACGGATTATAAGCACACAATTGGTCGAGCTGAAACGGCTGACGAGTTTCTCCGTTTATTGAAGGCGGAGAAAGAGGAATATATTAGGGAGCACGGTAATGCAGAATGAATTTTTGTTTTATAGTGTGGTGTTATTGATAGGTTTGGCGATTTCTTGTGGTTTGATGTGTTTCGTAATCCATCTCACCAACCAGTACGCTGATTTGAATGAAAACGATTGAGGTGAGTATGTCAACACTCATGATTGTAGAATCCCCTAGTAAAGCGAAAACCATTGGTAAGTACCTTTACAAGGATGGTATTAAAGTAACGGCATCTCGAGGCCATGTCCGTGAATTGAATAAAGACGAGTATAAAGAGAAAGCCATTGATGTCGATAATGGCTTTAAAGCCCACTATACGCTTTCCCCGAAGAACAAAGAGAATACCAGTAACTTACTACGTTTAGCTGCAGACGTAGATGTAGTTTACTTGGCTACTGACCCTGATAGGGAAGGGGAATCTATTAGCTGGCACTTAATGGAATTGATTCGTAGAAAGAACAAAAACTGCCAGTTTAAGCGTGTAACCTACAATGAAGTAAACGAAAGTGCCATTAGAAAAGCCATCGCTAACGCTACTGAACTTAACATGGACATGGTTCATGCTCAGTTTGTTCGTAGTGGCATTGACTTTCTATTTGGCTTCTACGCTTCTCCGATTCTGTGGAAAGCAATTAGAAGTGGTTTATCAGCTGGCCGTGTACAATCACCTGCCTTACGTGTCTTGACTGAACGTGAGAAAGAAATTGCTGCTTTCGTACCAACTACTTATTGGTCAATTTCCCTGTTAACCGAGAAAGACAATATACAGTTCCCTGTACGTTTGTCTCGTATTGGTAGTAGTAAGGTAGATAAGCAGAGCATTACAGATAAGGAGTTTAAGGATAAGCACTTATCTAAGCTGAATGAGTTAGTGGGTAATAAAGAGAGATTGGTAGTAAAAGATATTGCTACCAGTAAGGTATCCCGTAAACCTAAACCTCCTTACATTACTTCTACCATGCAGATGGATGCGGTACGTAAACTGGGTTGGTCTTCCTCTCGCACTATGACAGCAGCTCAAGCGTTATTCGAAGGCAGTAGTGGTGAGCATGGGTTTATTACTTATCACCGTACTGATTCTCCGACACTATCTCAAGAAGCACTGAGCTCTGTTTATCAATACGGTAAAACTCATTACCCTAAAGCCATCGCCGAATCACCTAAACAATACTATCCTAAGACTCAATCTGCTCAGGAGGCACATGAGTGTATCCGGCCTACGGATATTAGCCATACCCCTGAATCCTTAAAGGATGTACTGAAGGGTGATGAGTACAAGCTGTACGAGATGATTTGGCAGCGTACCTTAGCGAGTCAAATGAAACCAGCTATATTCGATTCCACTAGGATTACCTTCGATTTCTCTAAAGATTACTCCTTTAGGGCTAACGGCAGTGTATTGGTGTTTAAAGGTTTCTTGGAAGTATACCAGGAAGGTGATGAGATTGACGGTGAGAAAGACGATGATGTTCGATTACCAGTAATCCATAACCAGGATAAACTATCTCCTTTATCTCCACCTGGGGTAGTATGCGAAGAGAAGCAAACTAAACCCCCTGCTCGTTACAATGAAGCTTCTTTGGTAAAGGTACTGGAGGACTATGGTATCGGTAGACCTTCTACTTACGCTACTATTCCAAATACGCTTAAGAATAGAGGTTATATTACTGTCGACAGGAACCGTATCACTGTTACGGAAATGGGTATTAGTGTAAATGACTTTATTTCCTCTCATTTCCCTGAATACGTCGATTACCAGTATACCTCTAGACTAGAAGAGAAGATGGACGATGTCTCCTCTGGTAAGATGAATTGGGTGGTGATGTTGAATCAGTTCTGGGGACCCTTTAAAGAGTTGGTTGATAAAATCACCTTAGAACTGAAAGGTAAGAGTAAATCGGTTGAGACTACCGAAGTGTGTCCCAATTGTGGTAAACACAACTTAAGAGAGAGAATGGGTCGTAGAGGCCCTTTCTTATATTGCCCAAACAGGAGTTGTGGTTTTACTAAATCACCAGGTGCTGATAATCGAAATCTCCCAGAGTACCTAGAGGGTTTCTCTTGTAAGAAGTGCGGCGGCCGTATGGTTATTATCGATACACAGTACGGTAAGATATCTAAATGCGAGCACAACCTCGGTAGAAATGGGGATGGTTCCAGAAGAGGTACTTGCGACTATTTCGCCAGAGCCGATGGGTCTGAGATTAAAGAAGGACCTAAAATCGTATTTGGTAATTGCTGGAAATGCAAGGAAAGCCAGATTGTCTGCCGTTTAATAAAAGGACAGACTCCGGTTATTAAGTGCACTAACCCTAAACACTTCTTTAGATCGAATAAGTCCATCCCAGTCTCGGATGTGGTTGAAAGAATGAAACTAGATGAAGGAGATACTCTATCTAGAATAAAAGAGTTTTATAAGAAAGAAGCTAGGGACAACAGTAAGAAGCTAGATACATCGCTGATATATCCAAAACCTGATAACAACTGATACTTTAGTATAGTACTCTCTACCACCCTGGTAGAGAGTACTATTTACCTACACAATACTATATTTTTGATTAGACATTAACTTTTAACTACTAAATACCCTTCAAACCCTTGCTAGGTAAGGCTTCTAGAGATTTTAATAACTGGGGAGTATACTTCGTATACTATATAGTATAGGGTCTCGAAAAATGGGTAAAATAGGGTGAAAAAGGTTGCTGTTTTAGAAAAGAGAAAATATCATGAATACGAATGTAAATCCTAGATACTTCAAACTTAGACCTACAGAATACCAAAAAGAGATAAAAGAAGAGATCGACTACATCAAGTCTAATCCTGGATTATCTAAAGAAGACCTGGTGAATAGACTGAGACAACATCTATCCATTAACAGTATATACCGGAAGAGACTAGATGATCATGGTTACATCCCTAAGATGCCCAGAATCAAGTTGGTTAACAAACTACTCTCGGTGTTAAGGAGAAAGTTAAAGAATATTGACAATAGAAGATATGCTAACATTCCCGTCCCTGATTTCAATGATTATTATAGTTTTTGTACAGAATGGGAACGTATCGATTTTCCAGAGCAACATTATTTTAGAAGAGACTACACTAGCTTACCTCGTAAGAAGCTAAATGGGTGGATTGATCCTGAGTGGATTAGTTATTGGGGAGGTAGAGATAAGAAGAATTACTACCTAGACAGGTTATCTGTTAAAGAAAGAAGGAATCTGAATATTGCTTATAGGAACATTAAAGAATTGATAGAGGGGGTATTTATCGTTTGTAATAGAGTGCAAGTTATTAGGATGGATTTCCATTTGAAGAATGGTGAGAATGATCTTGAAAAGCTGAATGGTTGTTTTAGTAAGTTGACTACTTGGTTAGCTAGGGAATATAAAGGGTTTCTTGGTTACTTTGGTACTAGGGAAGTTGATAAGAAAGACAACGTACACTTACATTCGATTATGTTCTTTAATGGTGGGTATGTTAGTAACGATTGTATTGTGGGGAAACAGATTAGTAATAAATGGAAGGAATTGAGTAAGGGTAGGAGCTTTTGTAGTAATTTTATTAAGGAACGGTATCCGGATGAAGGTGAAATATTGGGGTTAATTGAGTATAATGAGCTAGCTAAAATAGAGAAATTGCTTGTTTTAAGCAAGTATTTAATTAAAGATATAAGTGATAGAGATTGGGTGGAACGGTTAGGGTTTAATCCTAGGGCTCGTTTGTTTACTTGCAGTATTATGTCCAATTACTCGGCTAAGGCGAATGATTATTACGATAGATTGGCTCTAAATGGTGTGGAGACTAAGCGTAAGTTCTTGGTGGATTATCGGTGGTTAGATAAAATGCAATTAAAGAACGGTCCTCCTTTGTTTTCAGGAGAAGATGGTTTACTAAGAATGAAAAACTACGTAAGGTTAAATCCGAATTACGTAAAAGAAGCCAATTACGTGCCTCTAGACGTACTAGAAAGACGCGTTACTAACGATGAATACTTCTCTAAACACGGTGAAATACTAAGTAAACTAGATTGATTTACTTTACATTCTAAAGGATAACCTAGACAACCAAAAACTAATTTGAACCATGGATACAAAAACTGAAATCAAACGTTTAACCGATTTACTTAATCGGTATGCTTACGAATACTATACCTTAGATAAACCCACTGTACCGGACAGTGAGTACGATAAGCTCTACAGAGAGTTACTTCAATTAGAAGAGACCTACCCACAATACAAATTACCAGACAGCCCCACTAATAGAGTCGGAGGAATGGTAAAAGAAGGTTTCGATAAGATTACCCACTCTATACCAATGCTCTCACTGGATAATGTCTTTAATAACCAAGAGGCAGTAGCTTTCCACCAAAAGGTAACAAAGGCACTAGGAAGAGAAACTGTTGAGTATATAGTGGAACCTAAATACGATGGTTTAGCAATTAGCTTACTCTATAGGGACGGTTTATTGGTAGAAGCCTCTACTAGGGGAGATGGTTATATTGGCGAGAATGTATTGGAAAACATTAAGACCATTAAATCCATTCCTTTACGCCTAATGGGCGATGTCTTACCAGACCTAATCGAAGTAAGGGGTGAGGTACTGATGCTCAAGAAAGACTTTCTTACCTTAAACCAAAACCAGGAAAGAGAAAATAAGCAGCTATTTGCTAACCCTAGAAATGCCGCGGCAGGCAGTTTACGTCAATTAAACCCCAAAATTACAGCCAGTAGGAAGTTGTCTTTCTTTGCCTACGATATTGTTCAATTGAAAGGTATTCAGCAGCAGGACACCCATTTAGATAAATTAGTCCTTTTAAAGAGAATGGGTTTTAGTTTAGCTAAGGGATACTGTTCTCTTTGTACAAGTATAGACTCGGTACTGAAAGAGTACATTCGTTTCCTTTCTCATCGTAATCAGTTAGAATACGATATCGATGGTATGGTTATTAAGGTAAACCAGGTAAGAGACCAAGTTAAGCTAGGCTATATCTCCAAGTCTCCTTTATGGGCAGTGGCTTACAAATTCCCACCTGAAGAGACTACTTCTACTGTAGAGGCTATCGACGTACAGATTGGTAGGACAGGAGTACTGACACCGGTAGCCAGAATCCACCCAGTAACTGTAGGAGGTGTTGTGGTCTCTAATGTTACCTTACATAACCAAGATGAAATTGATCGTTTGGATATCCGGGTAGGGGATTCGGTAGTCGTAAAACGCAGTGGTGATGTTATCCCTAAAATTACCAGTGTAATAAAGGAGAGAAGACCCAATGGCACTGTACCATACCGTTTACCGGAAAAGTGTCCGGTTTGTAATAGTCCGGTAGAGAAATCCGATGGGGTAGCTTATCACTGTACTGGTGGTGTATACTGTGGTACCCAAAGACACATGAGTTTTGTTCACTTTGTCTCCAAGAAAGCCATGAATATAGAGGGTTTGGGTCCAGAGATTCTACAGAAACTAATCGACAATGGCTTGATTAAAGAATTTGTAGATTTGTATCGTTTAGACAAAGAAACACTAAGTACTCTACAGGTGTCTACTGCCACTAAATGGATAGATAATCTACTATCTAATATAGAGAGGAGTAGGTATACCACCTTAACCAGATTGCTATTTGCATTAGGTATCCCTTATGTGGGTGAAAACTTAGCCAAACTACTGGCTAAACACTACCGTGATTTATCTTCTCTACAAGATGCCAGCAAAGAATCTATCATGGCAATAGGTGGAATTGGTGTAATAATCGCATCAGCTATTTACGATTATTTCAAACAAGAAAGAAACCGGTTACAGTTAGCCGAATTACTGAACTATCTCCATTTAGATAACAAGGTAAATACCAAACAAAACCTATCAGGCTTAAACTTTGTTTTAACAGGAACTCTGACTACTTTAACACGAGATAAAGCAAGCTCTATGTTAGAAGAAAGAGGAGCTAGTGTTAGTAATAGTGTTTCTGGTAAAACTGACTATCTTGTTGCTGGAGAAAACGCAGGTAGTAAACTCACTAAAGCCAAACAGTTAGGTGTTCAGGTATTAAGTGAAGAAGACCTGCTGGTATTATTGAAATAAACCACACCCCCTACTACTCCTAGTCTTCAGGAGTAGTAGGGTAGTGTTTATTGGTATTCTATTTTAGTCACAAGCGGTTAATCTATTTGATTTTAGTAAAAAGGAGTGTTAGTCTTGCAAACCGAATTGGATTTAAAAGCATTAAAAGAAGAACTGAAGTGCTACATTGAGAAAAACAACCAATTAGCCAAACTATTTAAAGAATCCGATGTAAAGACCAATGATGTCATCGATGATTCCAAACCCCTAATGATTGCCGATGATTACAAAGTCTATTATCGACACAATCGAGAGCTAGAAAACAAAGCACAATTGGTCTTTCTAGAACACTTAATGGACGATAAAGCCTGCTTTAGAATACTAGAAGATTCATTCGACAGCTATTGCTGTAAAATGACCGAAGGCTTTATGCAGGTATATCCAATGAAATCCATTGTAGTCAGAACCATCTTCTCCTACCTAGAAGTCATGAGTTTTCTAAAAGGAAAAGGTTTAGTAAACCACTATCTAATTGACAGTAAGGAAACTAAGGTACTACTGAAAGCCTTATTGCGTTATCCTTTCTTCGATAAAGACATTGTACCTGGCGTAGAGTTTAAAGGGGTTTCTGTATTCAGTACCAGCATGAGGAGTAGAATCACCAATCTCCTCTATAAAGCTTTCATCGAACCCTTAAATAACCACGCCCATTTACCGTACATTACTGACCTAGACAGAACAGTACGTTATTGGTATCAAGAGAGAAATGAAGTCGGATTACAAGAAGCACTCTCTAGAGAAACCGAAATCGATACCATTCGATTAGACGAACTCTTCCCTAAACTAGAAGTCGTTTTACCATGAGTACCGTAAACGTACAAGTCAATCCTTCTTATTTGTGTAACTTTAGGTGTCACTTCTGTTACTTAACTGAAGAGCAATTAAGCAGTAAAGACTTACTGCCTCTTGAGAAGATAGAAGGATATTTAAAGGAGATCACTCAGTATAGGGAAATCGACATCATTGACCTATACGGGGGAGAAATATCCTTATTACCAAAAGGATACGTAGAAGAGCTCCTACCATTATTGGTTTCTTACTGTAATCGCTTTAATGCCTTAACTAATCTATCCACCATTAGAGATTGGTTCTATTACCCGTTTATCAATCTCTGTATATCCTACGACTTTGATGCTCGTGAACAACACGATAAAGTGTTTAATAACCTACTCGAATTAGTCAGTAACGATAGAAGCTTTGCCCTTAACCTATTAGCCACACCCCATGTCATGTCTTTAGACACCGATGAGATGGCTAAAAAGCTCTCTTTACTCACCACCCTAGAAGTCGTAGAGGTAAAACCGTATTCCACCAATCAAGCCAATAGCTTTAATTACTCCTTTCTAGACTATCAGGAATTCTTAATTCGTTTTATTGATTCCTGTACTAAGTACGACGTACCGTGTAATAACCTGGAGTTGGTTTACTTAGCCCTAGAGGGAGAAACCCATGACTATACCAGTAGTAACTTATTCATTTCTCCTACTGGTTTAGCCGTATTGGATTTTGATTTAAATGGTAGAGAATACTTTAGACACTTCCCTGATTTCCCTTCTGTATTGAAATGGGGAGAGAGGGAAGAAGAGAGAATAAAACACTCTTTTTGTGGTTCTTGTAAATACCTAAATAGGTGCTTAACTGAACATTTAGGGGAAGTCAAGAATCCGGATAATGGCTGTAGTGGTCTATACCACTTGCTAGAACATTACGAAAACAAAGGAATTGAATAATGGCTGAACACCATTCAGAACGACCCAGAACCAAATACCACTGCAAACGTTGTCATTTCGAGTACGAAACTGGTTCTCCTAAGCCGAGGTGTCCTCGTTGTCGCTCACGACAGCGCACTGAGATTATCCACTCTCATTCTAACCATCAAGATGACTTAGTCGGATTAGAAGGTAAACCAATGAGACAACACAGTCTAGGTAGAAGGAATACCCTACCTAAACCCACTAATCCATTAGAGGGACCTCTGCGTCAATTAGAAGCACACGTAGGTGGGGTGATGGTAGAAGTAGAAAATCTGACTACCCAATGCAGTAAGGACAGAAAAATGCTTAATATCCTAACAGCGATTACTGTACTGCTCATTGTTTCAGTAATCTACTTATTAGTAAGGTGACAACATGACTAGAGTGAAGAAAGAAAAACGTACTTTAAGGTGCAGTAACTGCTTAAACCAATACCAGAGTGTAGCCGTAACACCCAGATGTCCTAAGTGTCATTCTAGACGACACATGGAAATCAATAAGCAATTAGAGATGGATATGGCTAAACTGGGTGCTAAGACTAAGGAAGAAGCGGAAGCTGCAGCTAGTAAGTACCAGAAGAGAGTGAAAGCCGCAGTAGAGAAACAGCAGAGTACCCCAGTTAAGCCTTTAGTGAAGTCTACTAAAGAGACGGTTAAGAGAGCTAAGAAGGTAGCTAAAGAGAAACCTCAGGCTAGTGAGACTAAAGAGCCAGTAGCCTTAATCTCTTCTACCCAGACTACACCGAGTACTCCAGATATTGAGGAGACATTGCGTAAACTTGAGGCTGAGATTGCGACAATTAATAGTAAACTGGGGACTATTAGGAAGCAATGGGTACCTAAATCCAATATCGTCACTTTGGACTTCCTGGTATCTGGCCTATTCCTAGCCGTACTCTATATTCTCTTCTTCAAGTAAAGGTTTCACTATGTTGATTAATATTTCTACTCGCCCGCATCCCCATATCCAGCACGTTGGTCTCTATGTTGATGAAGTGGACGAAACCATTAAGTCTCTATTGACTTCTTACCTGGTACCGGATAGTGATGGATTGGACATGAAGTCCTTTAACATCGCCCAGCATGTACTGAAAATGATTCGGGAAAGGAAACAAGAAGCTGACCGCTTCGAAGAAGTCATCGAGAGATGGATGGAAAAGTTCAATGCTTTGTCTGATGAAGATAAAGAAACCTACCGTAAGGAAGGCTATGTTCCTGGTCTAGAGGTAAAACCAGTTAGACCTGAGCAATACGATGGTGTACTGATTGGTGAAGATGTACCCAATTACTTCACGCCTTTCTTAACCAGTCACTTGTGGAGAGAAGGGGTTAAAATCTACTTTAACTGCTTCTACGAACCCATGAAGACTGTAGGTTTTAAAGATACCGATGACCCTGTGATTAAGGAACCGATTGAGGTACCTTCTGGTAATCGAGTACACAAACTCTTCTTACTGAACTACCAGGGCTAAGTTTAACATCGAGTGACCGTCAGGTTACGAGATAAGTTCAATATCGAGTAGTCCTTGGGCTACGAGATAAGATGTGATAATCTACTCTACTGTACAGGTACAATAGCCTGTACAGTAGAGTATTCTATTTTGCATTTCATTTTAAGGAACAAGAAGATGATTGAAGTATCGATATTCGGTGAAGTGATTACTGAGGAAAACCGTAAAGAGATTTACGAAAGAGAAGATAGGGTAGTCGAACTGATTGGTTCGATTATGTACGCTCGTAAGGAAGAAGAAAAGGTAACGAGTTACGATGATGGTTATTTTAGCTACGATTACAGTGATGATCAGGAATACGAGCTCTGTTACAATAGCGAAGATGTCTGGGTACAGTGGTGGGAGGAAGACGATGATGGTACACCACACCTAATCCAATTCTCTTTAGGTAATGACTTATTAGAAGTCGCTTGGCTATGGACAGCTAATGCTGACTTTAAAGAACTCTACTTAGATGCTTCTAGTAGTGATAGTGAGTCACCAGAAGACTAGGAAACTTTCTATAATCTAAATAATTATACTCCTATATTACTGTAATGAGAAAGGAAGAATCATTTAGGTATTCTTCTGGTATCTGTAGACGTACAGACTACCAAGTGCTGTTACTCTTCTCCTCGTTTAAAGAAAGAAACGAGTTTAACCTAATGTAAAAAGGACAGATTATGGAAAACAATGAAGTAACCAATCCGTACGGTGCAAATGTAGGTGTATATGGCTCTTTGGCTGAATTAGGCCAAGCAGCACACGAAGGTGAAATTGAGGCACCTTCTGAAGCAAAACCGGCTACTGGACCTGAAATCAGTGAATACGGTACGGTACTCGAAGTTGATGAAGTGCCGCCTCCTGGCTTCAGTACCAAGATTAAACACATTCGTAGCTTGACACATGTGTTGGTAGAGGACTTCAAACAGAAGTTCTCTAAATGCGTGTATGGTACACCTACCCTGCCTGAGGATGTAATCATTCCTTTCATTCAGCCGAAAGGTAAAGTGGGTCCTACCAAATTCCCGTTGAGCTTAGACTATTCCTCCATCGAGTTTTACTACGAAGGGGAAGAGCTGGTCCTCAATACGCCTCCCAGTGAACAGATTGAGTACTCAGCCTTGAACAATCTCTTGGCTGACCTGCGCTCTGACAAGAAACGCATTCAAGTACTCTCCGGTTTCAGCTACGCTCGCATTAACGAACCTCTACCTGAACTGCCAGCTGAGGAAGTTTCCCAAACTCCGGAAGCACCTCAAGCTAAACCAGTAGAGGCTAAACCTCAACAGCCTCAACCCCAACCTCAACCCAAGAAACAAAAACCCAAAGCTAACGGTATTGTAGTGGATTTGTCCACCGCTACGGATGAAGTAACCATCCGTGTAGCTAAGGGCGTAGTCGTGAAAATCAACTATGTGTAAGACTTAATCTGGTCCTTGTGAAAAGCCCTTCCCTCCTACTACTCTTTTATAGGGTAGTAGGGGGTAGGATATACTAAGAGCTTAATTTTGATTAAGATTACCCTGAATTCTAGACAAGGTAGTCTTAAGGTAGTACTAAACAATAATTCTAGAAAGACTAAGGAACAACCATGTTAACCCTGATCGTAATCAATGTTACTGTTACTACTTTAATGGTAGTTACCATGGCTATAATGGATCATTGATTGAAATTGTAGTAAAAGCTGTAAAGAGCCACCTACTCTACTACCCTGCTGTTTGGGTAGTAGAGTAGTGTAATCATGGCTCGGAAAGGAGGTGAGAGGTGTGTCACAGCACCATCAAAAATGGATGGAATTAGTCAATGCTAAAGGTAATGACAGCTGGCAAGCGAAGTTACCTGTAGTCAATAGACTAAGCCCCCATCAACCGGTGAGTTTACTCCATTCCTGTGGAAGAAACATACTGGAGTTACAGAGAAGATTCTGTAACCAATATCAGTCTTAGTAGGAGTATGTTTCTATTAAGATAGCGTTACGACTAGGGTACCTCTCAGAGTGTATCCTAGTCTATCTATTAAAACCTTCTTTTTTAGTCTTTGTTCTTAAATCGCCTCAGAATGCTCTTATATTGCGATTAGCACTAAAGGTATACAAACCCCTCAACAGTAAGTTGATGGTGCCTTAAACACGTTCTATGGCTCTCTAATCGCTATTTACAGTTTATTTTCTAGTACTAGACTGGAGTTTTACCTGTAAAAGCTCCTTTTCTATCGCTTTCATGCTACGACAATGCTCTTCTACTAAACCATTCTCTTTGTGGTTTTCAATATGCTTCCTACAACCATTACAGATTTCGAATAGACTACAGGTAAAGCAGTCTTCCTTCATGGAGTAGATTTCGGTATTATCCGTTAGAGGAGTGTAGAACTGATTGTGGTAGATTTCATTCTCGTAGCTAATAGGATACTTTCTATCGTCTCCAAATGAACCACAGCTATAGTAGTCACCTGAAGGCTGTAGCAAACGAATCCAGCTATCACAATCCCTTCCATAAGGACAGGTACCTGAATCTCCTGCTAGTACACCAAAGATAGCTTTAGTATTGTACTCCCATTGAGCTAATCCTTGTTTATAGATTTCTAGATAGATGCGATAAGCTTTAGCCAGTAGAAAAGGATTCTCCTGTCTACCTGATAAGTAAACAGGATTAAGCTTACATTCTACGTCCATTTCTTTAGCTAGTTTAACATGCTCTATTGCTAAGTGCTCATTCTCATTAGTCATTAGGGAGATGAAATCTGGACGATAGCCTACTCTATCTAACATCAAATCCGATACTTTCCAAAACTCTTCTAAAGAGTAAGGGGTATAATCGTGTTTTAAGCGAGAATCGTCTAACTGAAATGAGGTAATGATGCCTACTCTTTCATGAGTAAAGAGAGGAGTCCACTTATCTGGATTGAGGTAGAATGGGTAGAGATTACTGGTTAATGATAGGTGTGCTTTTAATTGATTGGCTTCTAGGTACTCGATGATTTTGTAGTAATAGGAGATCGGTACCATTAATGGGTCTCCTCCATTGACTATAATGGTGGAGGTATTGGGGTAACGTTTTAAGAAGTTGAAAATATAGTCTAGGTCTAAGAGTTTGTGTTTATCATCCGTAATATCGGTACTACTGCAGAAGGTACATTTGAAGTTACATTTCTCCGTAGGTTTGATGATTAAGCTAATCTCTCTATCACTAGGACTAATGGCTTTAGTGGCTGGGTAGATTGGAATGGTTTTCATTATAAAAGGTAT